TGCAGCTGATGCCGACCCCATTGAGCAGGTAGCAGGTGACGCCGCGCTGGCTGTCGTGCTGCACGTCGATGACGTTCTCGGTTGCGCTGGCGCCGGTGGCCAGAAGCAGGAGGCAGAGGGCGAGGCGGGTCATGGCAGGTCTCCGACTTGGGCAGCAGCGTGAACAATGGCTCGGCGCGTGCATTCTCGAAGATCGCCGGAGACAGGCACATACAGGCCCTCATCCAGGTCACCGCTGTACACATCGACGCCGCCGGCGTTGATTTCGATGTTCAGGCGAAGCTCAACCGCCAGTTTCAGCGCGTCACCGTCGTTGATGAGCGGATTCCAATGGGCGCGCACGCCGGACTGGCCTTTCAGACGGAACGGCCATTTCGGGTCGCGGCAGGTGCAGGGCTCGATATCCAAGCCACCACCCTTGGCGGCCAGCTTCAGCAGCTCGTGATCCAGGTTCTTTTCTTCGGGCACGATGATTCCTTGGCCGCCATATCGCGGCAGTGAGTTGTACAAGTGGTTGGGTTCGGTACAAGAAAATCGGCCGATGGTCCGATTCAGTTCTCAAGCTGCGATACCGAGATTGCGTCTCGCCTCGCTTTGGCTATGGTGAGAGTTCACCCGTGGCATACAACTAAAATCGTAGGAGGCCGACATGAGGATTCGCGGTGAAGTTTTCTGGGAGTGGGCTGATCCAACGCTTCACCACCGAACTCATGACGAAGAACTCGAGGATGGAACGGTCATTGATGTTCAGGTGCGCCTGTCGCGAACGGGTAACACGCAGATGTTCATTGGGGTATATGCCGCGAGTGGCATGGCCCTTCACGAAGAGGCTTTCGATTCCCGACCTGGCGAGTCAATGACCAGGGCGCTGGCCTGGGGAGTGGGGCGGGCTCGCCGGATCGCCACCGATACCCAGCCGAAATTCGATAAAGTCGCCTGCTCGAAATAGAGGGGACAGGGGCTACAGCTGAGTGGAGTACTTTTGTACTCCAGTGGTCAGGAGGGCTTGCGCTCCAGGGCGGCGCGAACCAAGAACCCGTGGACGAATCCGTCTTGATTTTCGTTGATGCCACCTGGCAGTACGTGTTTGCCCGTGGCCTTGCCATACTCGCTAAGGGCCAGCTCAATCAAAGCCCGCTCATCTCGATCAACCGGCGCGCCACGGTCGCAATCCTCACACGGCTCCAGGATAGGCGCGTTGCCGTCGTTGGCATCACCGCTGCGTCCAACCATGATTTTCCCAGTGTCGCCGCAATACTTGCGCTCTGGCGCGCTCGGCTCTGCGTTGGCTGATAAAGTCTCATCAAGACGCAAGATAAAGTCGCCAGAGAATAGGCCTGGCTTACGCCGAATTTCTCGCAGCAGCGCATCCCGCTCGACCAGCTGGGCGCGTATGGCGTCAATCTTTCCTTCTTGCATATCAAAGATTCTGTTCCACTCTTCGATTTCAGCGCGCAGCCGCTCAACCTCGCGAGGGTCGGCGTGGGCATAGACCTTCATATCGTCAATTATGTGAGGGTCGCCGATTGGGGTAAAAACGATGCGCTCGTTGTAGTCTCGTACCAGTGTGCCGATGGCATCGCCCTGGTGCTGCTCGGCTGGCGCGCTGCCCGTCATCGGCCCCAGGCCAACCACAGGCAGCCCAATCGCCGCCGCATCCCTCTCTGCCTCTTCTTTGGTCCACCAGAAGGCAGTACCAACCATCCAGGCTATTGGCTCGGGTTGGGGCTGCTGGGCTGGCGCCGCGAAACCTTCGCAGATTGCCTCCCAGATCTCGAAGGCGCCGCCGCCGCATACGCGTGCTCGGTGAGCGATTAGCTCTGCCAGGTCGTCGGACAGTTCGCGAGGGAAGCTGACCATCTCTGTGTTGCTGGATCGGTTTTCTGTGGGCATGGGATACCTCGCCGGGGTGGCGTGACTGAGTGGGCAGTGGTGGGACGGTCAGCTGCCGAAGAGGCTCAGCTGCGATTCGGTGGCTGCAACGCTCTCGCGTGCCGCGGCAACCTTGGTCTGCTCATGCTCGATGCGCGTCTTGGCGATCGCCAAGTACTCCGGATCAAGTTCGCAGCCGATGAAGTGGAAGCCTTCGCGCATGGCCGCTTTGCCAGTGCTGCCGCTGCCCATAAATGGATCGAGCGCGGTGCCGCCCGGCGGGGTTACCAAGCGCAGCAGGTAGGCCATCAGGTCGGTCGGCTTGACCGTTGGGTGGTGGTTACCGTTGCGGGCTGGCCAGTCGGCATCCTCGATCTTGCGCATGGTGGCGTTGGTGTTGACGGCCCTCTGTTCTCCAGTGCCCAGCCCCTCATTGCGGTCCATGCGGCTGGTTTTGGCGCAGTAGAAGAAGCGAGCGGCGCTCTTATCAGTTTCGATCCTGGCAGCGTGCGCATGCGGAGCAGCCATGTCGCCAAATCGCCCTGAGGAAGGGCGGGCGCGACCTGTCTCTTTCAAGTCACCCTGCTGACCGACAGCGTCAGGAAAAGCCAGCCTCACGGTTGGGCTGCCGTCGTGGATCAGGTTGGCGGGCCAGCGCCCAGCCGGATCACCGCCGCGGATACCTGGCTTGGCGGCGAAGTTGGTACCACCCGCGTCGTTGTAGCGCTGATCTTGCGATGCTTCGCCGACGCGCTCGCGGCTTTCACCGGTTGGGGCGACCCTGCATCCGTCAATGTTCAGCGCGCCCGTACCATGCGCCAGGACGTTCGCCGCTACCGTGCCGGACAGAGGCTTTCGGGCCATGCAGATCGGCTCATGCGCCGGCTTGAGCGCAGTGCCCCAGCCTTCGTATTCACCCTTCAGGTTGTGGGACTTCGGGAAGCCGCTGCCGAACACCCACATGATCTGGTCCCGGATCTCGAAGCCGGCCATCTCGATGCCCACCGCCATGTGGTGGTATGTGCGGGCTGCGGCGAACGATAGCAGGTGCCCGCCAGGCTTGAGCACGCGCAGGCACTCGGTGGCCCATTCGAGAGTGAAGGCCTGAAAGGCGATCATACCGGCCGGAGTCAGATCGTACTTGCCGGCCTCGGCCGCAACGGATCGGTGACCGCCGTTCGGGCCGCAAGCCGCGGCGTGCGATGGCATGCTGGCGCGGTAACTCGCTCTAGCCTCGATATCGGCGCCGTCCCAGCTCTTGCCCATGAAGCGGATACCGTAGGGCGGGTCTGTCACGACGCTGTCGACCGAATTGTCAGGCATGCCCCGCATCGCATCGATGCAGTCGCCAAGGTGAAGCGTGTAGGTCATGGCTTGCTCCATGCGTGCAGGCGCCCCCCTCGCCGGGGAGGCGTTATCGTTGAATAGGGGAAGGCGCTGGCGGGCAGCGCGGGTCAGGCGTTTGCGAGCAGCAGTAGGCCAGTGTCGTCCGGGTCGTCGCCCAGCATCAGGTCAGGCGCTCGAAGCTCGCGGCCAATGCGGAACTGGTCGAGCCGACGCGCCACAAAATCCGACACCACGATTTCGTGGCGCGGCGCACTGAGGAAATGGCGGGCCGCTTCAGGCCCTAATTCATGGATGCGGTGGATCAGCAGGGTCATGGCCTCGCCGTTTTCCTCGACTTAGGCCCACTTCATGATCTCGGCCAGGGCCTGGCGGGTGCCGGCGCGGGCTTTCATGCGCAGATCTTCTTCACCGTTCTTGGACGACTTGGCGCGGCGCTTCTGATCTCGATCTTGCTGAGACATCGCCATACGGCACCTCCTTCAATCCACTGGGCGGTAGGTTGAACTGCTCACGCCGCCTGTGCAGCTGCAGCGATCGGGTGATCTTTCGTTTCAAGGGATAGCTCCATGTCGCAATCGTGCCAGCCGGCCAGCCACCATGCGCTGTCGATAGTCATTTCGGGATGCGGCTGATAAGCCCGACATCTGCCGGCCGCTCGCGTTGTCCGACCCTGGTAGTAAGGAAGAGGGTGGACTTTTTCAGGTTTTACCCGTGGCATGCCTAAGCCCTCCGCTTCTTGACCGGGAAATCGATGCCGAACTTCTTGATGATGCGGCTCATGGTGGTGTGGCCGATCTCCAGGCTCAGTGTGGCCCTGTGACGCGATAGGCCTTGGTCCCTAAGTGCTTGGATTTGCTCCGCCAGCTTGGCGTCGCGCTCTTCATCATCGGGCTTTGGCGTGTGCTTACCGCGCGCCGCAGAGACGAAGGTGAATCCGTTGCGCTTTGCCAGGTCCCAGAGTGTTGCCTGGGGCACGCCCAGCGCTTGGGATGCTTCGCGGCAGGTCATCGTGGCTGCCAGCTCGGCGACCATTTCAGCTTTAGCCCTGGCCTTTTCCTGGCGCGTCCCGCTCTGCACTGGTGGCAGGCCGCGGCGCTTCTTCGGCGATGGTGCGGGATGCTTGCGCTCCGGCAGCGGCCGATAGGTGAACCCCTCCAGCACAATGATCCGGCCGCCAGACGAGAAGAAGGCCGCTTTGGCGGCCTCCAGGTCGATTGATTGGTTCATGCTGCCTCCTTCATCCGCTCGCGCATCTCCTTCTCCAGGTCGCCGAGCTCTTCCAGAAACGCCTTGATCTCAGCTTCCATCTCGCGGATGCGCTTGAAGTCGCGTTCGAAGCGATGGCACACGTACTGGAGCGGCTCAGGCAGGCGGTCGTCGTAACTGACGAAATCAGCCCAGGACCTGCCGGTGCACGCCATCTGGGCCAGCATCTGCCACTCGTACTGCGGGTCGTGCCGTTCGGACTGCATTGTGGCGATGTGGGTAGCTGTGTTCGGGCACTTGATCTCCAGCACGCCATCACCACCGACCAGTCCATCCGGAGAAGCGCCGAAACCCGGAATGTTCGGGTGCATGACCAGGCCTGTTTCAATCACCATCAGGCCTTTGTCGGCCTCGTAGGCCATGCAAGCAAACGGCTCAAGCTCGACTCCGCGCTGTACCGCAGGGTTTCGAGAGAGGTCGGCGCCGCCTTGCTGCCCAGTCAGGCGCTCGCACAAGAGCTCCATCATGTAATTCTTGCGAGTCGCAGATGGCGCGCCGCCCCGACCACTGGCCATCACATCTTTCACCCGGCTCGCAGTCACGCACCCAAGGCGTGCCGCGAACCATTCAGCGCTACGCTGCTCCATCTAACACCTCCTCAGATTCGCCTTCGATGGGCGCCGCTTCTGCCTTGATGGCGTCGGCGCGCTTGGTGACCTCGGCCTTGAAACGGGCGTGGCCGGTCGCATCCTTTGCCTGCTTCATGGTTGCGGTGCCCTGCTGGTAAACATCAGTCAGCGCCTCCAGGCTGCCGGCCTTCTGTGCCAGTGCGATCCAGTTGTTCACCATCTCGGGATCGGTAGGTGCCGAGCCGGCCACACTGGCCAGACCCTCACCGCCATCCGTGTTCAAGTGGTGAATCGCTTGTTCCAGGCGCTCAGTCTTCGGCCAGTACTTGTAACCGCGCTTCACCACGGTCTTCTTGGCCATCTCGCCCGGGTCTGTGACCCACGGGCAGGATTTGTTCTTGCTGACCCAGGCCTTCCAGGCGCTCGATCTATCCCGGATGGCGTTCACATCCTCGATGCTCATGGTTTCAGTCAGGTAATCGCCGTCGGCGGTCTTGACCACCACGTACACGCCGATCACCTCGCCGCGATCCTTGGCGAACGGGTTGTAGGAATGGGTCGGAGGCTTGTCGAATCCGTTCAGACTGAAAGCATCGGCGGCGTAGACCAGCTCGGCCTGCGCCCAGCGGATGGCACCGGTCGACATGGCCAAGTCCATCAAGCCGATGTAGCTGATGTCCAAGCAGATACGACCGTCTCGCGGGACCAGGTACGCCTGCTTCTTGGCCGGATTCAAGCTGATGCCGATGGCGGCGATGTTAGTGATCGCGTTGGCTACCGACTGTCTGTTCTGCATTGCCACCTTTGTGGCGTACTCGCTCGAGGTAATCACCTGGATGGCGAATTCGGCCTCGCGCTCGAAGTTCAGCGAGCGGTCGGTCAGCACGTTGGCGAACTGATTCCGCTGCGCGTAAATGTCCTGCGAGATGATGGCTACTGCTTGGCTCATGGCGACCTCAGTAGGAAATGGCGATGTTCGGAATCTTGCGCTCGGCAATCAGGGTGATCGCCTGCTTGGCGCATTCCTCGGTCATGCCGCCGGCGACAAAGGCGTCCAGGGCGGCGCGGTTGATGCTGCGGCGGTGTGCGACGTCGCGCTCCCGTTGTTGCTGCTGCCGGAGGATCTCGGCGGCAGCCGCATCTGCCCGGCGGCGTTCTTCCTGGCGCGCCTGCTCGGCAGCTTCTTCAGCCCGGCGGGCGGCGGCCTGGCGCTCTTGTTCGGCACGCTGCTCGGCGGCAACACGGTCGGCCTCGGCCTGAACTCTGGCGCGCTCCGCTTGCTCGGCCTGTAGCTTCAGTTCAAGTTCGCGGCGCTCTGCGGCGGCCTGGGCCTCCAGCTCACGGCGCTGGGCGGCCTCTCGCTCTGCCTGGGCTTTCTGCTCCGCTTCAACGCGTGCGCGCTCAGATGCTTCCTGGGCAATGCGCTCTTCGCGCTCCTTCTGCTCGCGGGCTGCAGTCTCGGCGCGCAGGCGCTCAAGCTCTGCCTGCTCGGCCTCATGCTTTTCCTGCTTGGTCAGGGAGGCACGCAGGGACTCCAGCGTTTTAGCCTTGACCTGGTGAGCCTCTGCCTCGAACTCTTCGAAGCCCTCGTCGATAACGACTGATTCGACATTGCTGATCTTGAAGCGGATGTCCTCGGCAAACAGCGTCTCAACATCCACCATGTCGCGCAGTTGCTGGATACGAGCTTGGTGCCGGTCAACCCGGGAACCCTCTGCGGCCTGCCACTCGTTCAGCGGTCGGCGAACCTCTTCCTGCCAGGCGTCCAGGGTGTCGCGCATCCGCTTGCGCTCGGCGTCGATCTTCTTCGGGATGTCCTTGAGCTCTGCAACGAGCTCCTTGCCGACGTTGTCCAGCGCGGTCTTGGACCGGGCCACCTTGTAGGCGATCGAGGCTATTGCCTCACGGCCCTTGCGGGTGGATACGTCCGGCACGAAGGCGTCGATCTCGTCGCGGATTTTCTGCAGGTACGGCTCCAGGCCGTTCGGCGCCTGGAACACCTGCAGGGCTGTTTCTTTCGGCGGCACAGCGGCCAGTTCGGTTTGTGCGGACATTGGTACACCTCGCGCCAGGCCGGCGCCGTCAGTTGAAAGGGGAAATGCCAGGTCACCCAGGCACGGAGGTACGCTCCAGGCCCTGGCTGCGGTGGATGGTTGCGCGCTCTCGCCGCTTACGCTCCGGGTAGGTCCGGTTATCCCCTAAGGGCCCGCCGGGCTCGGGTGCGTTGAATCAGGAAGTGATGCTGCCGGCCAGTGCGCTGGCAAGCATGAAGAAGGTGCAGGCGAAGAGCATGGAGAAGGAGCCGCGCCAGATCACCAGGCGGCGGGCGCGCTGGTAGCTGGTCATGGCTTTGGCTCAAGGGCCTTGATGGCCGATTTGCCAAGTGCTCGCAGCGAGCGGCGGAAGTTGCCGAGGTCGCGGCGCGCTTTCTTACGCTCCCTGACGAAGTAAAAGGCTCTGGTGCAGTGGACGCATCCTTGTTTGAGCAGGTAGGCCATCACTTCTTCGTCATTCAGGCCGCGATCTTCATCTTGAGACCACTCTCGGAATGCATCCCACATATGCGTCTTTCGGCGATTTTTCTCGTCGTACAGGATGTTCCAGTGCTCTTCGCTGCCGTTCGGCCAAGGCAGATCGCCAAGCTCGGGGGATTCATTGACAGGCTTCGGACCAATCAACTCGTATCGGCTCTCGCATCGGCCAAGGTGAAGCCCGATCTCAGCCGTCAACGACTTGATCTGCTGCAAGGTTGATTCGTGGGCAGCCAAGGTGATGAGTATCGAGCGCTCCAGCTTCATGTCCGCACCTCGTAGGCCAGGGTGCACATGCCGCAGAGATATGCCCGTCCCGACCAGGCTGCCGGGTTCTCGATATGAGCGAGGCGCGCCTGGTTCATGGCGTCCTCCATGGTCAGGCCCTTGAACACCATCAGGATGCGGTCATCTGGCACGGCCTGGGCAACCTCGGCCACCTGATCGTCGATGAGCGACGGGAAGATAGGAGTGGTCATGCAGCCTCCTTGCGCCGAACGGCAATACGCCGAATGCGCTCGCAGTAGTGTTTGAACTAGTTGGAATCGATGGCATCAAGCGAGAAGTAGGCGACGACCATGGATTCGGCCTTGCCGTCCTCCACCGGGCCGGAGCCCGGCAGAAGCATCGTCTCGATTGCGGCCTCGATGGCGCTGGTAGCGATGCTGTGAGGGCTCATAGCCTTGCCTCGTCGGCGTCGTAGCTCAGGCCCTGGTCGACGTACTGCTCAAGCATTGCCTCGGCGATCTCGTACAGCTTGCCGTTTGCGTGATTGCTCTGGCCGACGATGTCCTCGACCATGCTTTTCACCGGGCCGCCGGTCAGGGCCTGTAGAAGAAGCTGGGCAAGGGCGGTGATGTCGTCCTGCTCAGCTTCCTGCAGCGACCGAAGGTGCTCGGCGACCTTGGCCACGAACTGCTCTTGGCGCACGCCCACCGGGCCGCCAAAACGCTGCGGGATCAGAACATCGCAGCCGCCGACCAACTCCTCAGCCTTGCTCTCGATCCAGTTCTGCGCCGCTTCCTGATACGCCGAGTCGTCTTCCGGCTCAGCATGGTCATACCGCCATTGTGCTGCTCGAAGTGCGCCCATAGCGTCCTCCAGATTGGTTGTGCGGCCGCATTGGCCAGGAGCCAGGCGAAGGTGACCAAACCCACCGTGAAAGGTGGCCTGGCGCCTGCCAATGCGGTCGATTTGAAGGGAAGGGGATGCGGGATGCATCGGGAAGCGCATGGCCGGTAACGACAATTGATCCGGACGATTCCATGCGCTTTCCGATGAACCCCGCTAAAGGAACATCGGGCCTGCTATCGGCTCACTGCAGGCTGGTGATTGAAGGCCGCTGGTGAGACAGCGGATGCCAAGCTCGAAGCTTCCAACATCGAGCGTTTCCCGTTGCTGATACCCGCCGGGATTAGGGCTAGAGAACAGGCCGCTTATGGCGGGGCGGCCTCACTGATCAGCTCAGTGCTTTGGGTGCAGGCGGTGAGCGCTACCTCACATGCATCTGGTCTGGCCGGGTAGGCCCCGGATTCGCCTGCGTGTACGTCGATTAAGGTTTGCTGCGGTGAGCCTTAACTTGCGTAAGGCAAACGGTGATGCGCTTTAAATCGATGGAAACTGCATCGGGGTGTGAACTGGCAGGAGCCAATCTCTGCATCGACCGGTGTTCGTTCCTCCCGATCTCGCTGGATAGAAGCTGTGCTGCTTGGCGGCAGGATTCAGTTCACACTCCAATGCACCCTGCGATGGGGAGCAGGGCATCGGGCAGTTAACGACAGGCTGTCGTGGCGCTGGTTGTTCAGTCGTCCTCGCCCTGGGCCAGCATCTTCTCGATGTCAGCGGCGTTAGGCTTCTGCCAATTCTTGATCTGGCCGGTTTCCAGATCGATGTTGAGGATCAGGTAGTCGCCGTAGTGTTCTCCCGGGAAGAAGTCGGGCACGTAGCCCTCGTAGCTGCCCACCTCGTCGCCCTGGGCGTCCTGGATGCCAGCGGCAAAGCCGTCGCGCACCTTGATGTGAAGGCGAAGCTCGGTCACGTCGACCTGAACCGTTTTTTGCTGGTTGATCTGCATGCTGTGTTCCTCCAGTGGATTCCCCCTGATGCGCCCCGCTTGAGGCGCACCGGGGAATCGCCTGTCATGCCGAATACTCGTACCAACTATTCAGCTCCTGTGTTCCATTGCTGTTGTTGAACCTCCAGATGAGTCGGTCAACTACCGCGCCGTCGCGGAAAATGCAGATGTTCTCCTCGACCTTCTCGCACCATCCGATGAGCTCACCGGCAGGTCGGGTCATGTGCTTTACGCTTGCGAAGACGCGGCAGCCGCGCATTGGCTTGAAGAACCGCATCATGCGTACATCCTCACCGTCACGTAGCCGTTGCTGGCCACGACGTGCTCCCAGCGGTTGAAGTAAACGATGCCGCCGAACTTTGTGATCGCGGCCTGTTTGACCTGCTGCACGACCGATTCAACAGGCTCTCCCAGGTCGGGAAGAGCAAGCCATTCCAAGCGCTTGCCGTTGCTGAGGTGATTGTCGATGTAGAACTGAGCCATTCCGTCTTCCTCCAGTGGATTCCCAAAGCACCCGGTCGCCTAGGTGCTTCAGTGAATCGGTTGGACCGGCCTCGCTACTGGCGACAGGCCGTGGTATTGCGTCAGCGATGTCATAGCCATTTTCCCGCCGCTGATTGCAGGTCAGGCTTCGTCGTCGGTGTGGGCTTCGAGCTTCCTCCTCATGGCGGCAATCAGTGCCTATTCGCCATGGATCGCAGGTCCTTACAACATGCACGCTGCAGCTCTGTGTGCCCGGGTGATTAGGGCAGGGTGCATGAGGTCCGGCGCCCCTCAATGCCGAAGCTCGGGGCGCTAATTCAAATCGGTGTTTCTCCCTTCTGCCGCCGGGATCGCGGGGCGCATTGCTTGCCGGGTCGTTCGCGCGGTTCGAGCCTTTCGCTCTCGATCAGCCGTACAGGTTGTTCCTGTCGTGGGCGGGCTATCTGACCCGTCTGATCGCCGGTCGCCGGTAGAGGCAATGCGGTCTTTTGGTATTTCTGTGTTGCGCTGGCTTGTTAAAGAGCGGTCGGCTTGAGGGCCTCCCGAGGGGCTGTGTAGCGCCTCGATGGAGTAAATATAGGAGATCCTATTTTAACAGTCAATAGGAGTTCCTATACTTTTCGAGAGCCCACAAAAAAGCCCGCTCAGCGGCGGGCTACAGGAAGGGGATTTCAGGCGCTAGGCCGGCGCATGTGGCTAGCGGTCAGTCAGGAAGATGAGGGAATTTCCCGCTGACGTTGTCTCGGTAATCGACCGTAGCATAGATGCTTTTCTCGCCAGACAATCTCTTCACCGCTCCCTTGGCCTCGTCCTTGGTGGCGAAAGGGCCTGCTCCAATATTTGCCCCGTCCATCGGCACGACGGGAAGGCCGAGATCTAACACTGCCTGCTCAGATCTTTCGCGATCCTCACCAGGGCGACAAGGGATGAATGCGACCCAGCCGTGCTTCAGCTTTGGGGTTGGGACGGGCTCTACAGTCTCGCCGCAGAACCGGCACTTGGTAGCGGCCTTCTTGATCAGCTCGGCGCATGCAGGGCATTGGCGGACGTCATCGGCCTCCGCAACGGTCGCATTGCTACTGGTCTTGCGAGCCATCATGATGCCAACAATGAGGAGAATCCCACCGATGATTGTGTAGTTCTGCCGCTCGGCCATAAGGCCAAGGTTGTTGACGCGACCCAGGCCCGTTGGAACGGATACATCCATTACCAAGGCGCCAATGAGCATCAAGGCTCCGATGATCGCCGCTATTACACCGAAAACTCGCATCTTCGTCCTCCATGAGTGGTGAGCCATCTTACCATTCTGGCCTTCCGCTATCACGCAGGCATAAAAAAGCCCACCGAAGTGGGCAGAGAGGGATCTTTAGCCTGGTCAGCTCAATCTGTTTAGTCGCTCTGGCCTTCGGGTTTCCACCTAGCGATTAGGTCCACCAGCAGCTCGGCTATGGCGTCGCTGTTATCCGAAAGCACTTCAAGATGCTCGCTTATCCGCTCGGACGTATCAGTCGACCCCCGCTGGTCGATCCAGATTCCAATCTCCTCGATTGCAGCACCGAGAGCATTGATGTTTTGGTTTAGTCGGCTGAGCAGGGCTGGGGTCGGATCATCTGGAAGGTCGGTCATGGCGTTTCCTCGTGCTGATGAGGAGAGCCTAGCAGGCAAAGAAAAGCCCGCACTGCAATGCGGGCTAACGTAGGGAAATCGGATGAGCCTTCACTGTGCAGGGTAGGGCGTGAAAAAAGCGTGAAGGCATGAAAAAGCCCGCCGAGGCGGGCTGATTTGAGGCCCAGGGTTCAGCCTGCGGCTGCCGCCTTAGGGATTTCGGCATCAGGCACTTTAAGACCATCCTTGAAGAACATCACTTCATCGCCAACATACCGGGCCTGGGCGGTGTAATGAAGGCCATACTTCAACGCTTCTGAGCCGCTGTACATCTCGCAAATTTCGGGGGCGCTGTCATACGACACAACCCATTGCCTCATGAACCCTGGTGACTGGAGCAGCTGGGCAATCTGCAAATGGTCGTCATGTTTGTAGAAATTCCGGTAGAGATCACGCCCCTTCACGTAGTATGGGGGGTCTAGATAGATCAATGAGCGATCAGGAAGTAGCTCTGATGCGCGACTGAGAAGGCTGTACGCATCCTCCTGATGGACCGTGATGTTGTGTGCATGCTGTGCGATACGATCAAGTCTAGCTGCGATCATGTCCTTGTTGAAGCGAGCGTCTAGCTTATAGGTCCCAGTTTGGGCCTTGCCTCCGATGACGCCGCCTTTGAGGATGCCAGAGCGATTGGTCCGATTGACAAAGAGGGTGGCGAAACCTCTCTCCGTAATCGACAAGCTTGGATCTTGATCCAGCATCACCTGGCGCAGGCGATGCCACTCATCCATCGTAATAGGGGTATCGCGAAGGAGGCGTAGCAAGCCTTCCGAATCAGAAGTCACCGCAGACCAAAAAGCATGCACAGCTGGATCGAGATCATTGATATGGACGTGGCTAGCATGCCCGTCAAATAGAAGCTCCAGAGCTACGCCAGCCCCGCCCGCAAAGGGTTCTAAATAGTGACCACCGTCCAAGCCATTGGCGCGCATGACCTCAGCGATGAACGGCGCGAAACGCGCCTTGCCGCCGGGGTAGCGAAGCGGGCTGTAAAGCTTGTTGGAGTACATAAGAATCTCGTCCTTGGAGGCTGGCCAGCCTCAGTCTAGCGGCCGGCAGTATACTTGGCCAGCCTCCCCGGCGCACGCATGATCAGGCTTTTTTGAGATCGGGGGAGGGGTCCAATATGGCTAGCATGGCCGTATCAATACCGTGGCCATTAACCAGCGTCGACTTGAGCTTTTTGCGAACCTCTTCCTTGAAATTTGTGGAAAGCTCATAATTACGTTTGGCCCAGGCTCTATATGGATTCTCTGTGACCCGACCTGCAACCATGGACAGAAAATCTTTTTCTTTAGCAAAATTTTTGAAATGACTTCTCAACCTCTGATCGTCTGGCGACGACCTAGCCTTGTGTCGATCCACAAGGACATGCATATCAATCTTGCCGTCAGCGGGATCAATTTCCAAAGTGTCGATGATTTTTTGAGCCAGCTGGAGAAAAACTGGCTTAGAGAAGCCGCGGCTGTTTTTCCAAAACGCATCAGCTGCTTCTAGATTGTAGAGGAACTCGAAAATCATCTGGTCGGGTGGAAGTAAGCCTGGTAATTTTACGATGCTGTCCATGCCCTTTGTCTCACTGGCATCGACATCACCATCGAGAATGATAAGGCTTTTTGAGTGGAATTCTGGGACCTTTCTCTTAACTAACTTTATGTATTCGCTGCAGCCTAATGCAATGTCCTTGAGAGGATTTGATAGCCTTTTTATGGACCGGTCACTTATGATGGCTGTATAGAGGTCGTAAGCCTCTTTATCTTCAAAGTAGATATTCACCAGCGGCAGTTGCTTGTCGTCTATAGCTATGGTTTGGACGTGAAGATCGGCATAAATCTGTGGCCAGGTCACATTTTCAAAGATTCTGATAGGTCCATAGCTGTCGCTTAAGTATATATTCTGATATTGTCCTGGCGACTTTTCGCTGAGTTCGTGTATATCCTGAATCATGGTCGGAGAATGTGAAGTCATAATGACTTGGAGGTTTAGGTCCTTACATTCTTCTGTAAGTATTTTAATTAGCTGTCTTTGCGCGGCTGGGAATAGTCCGGCATCCGCTTCATCTATGAGAAGTAGTCCTCCTTGATATTTGGGGTACTCCTCCTTTAGCTTGCGGAAAGAATAGATTGCTAGCAAAATCTGACCAGCATTGTCTTCTCCGGCAGAGACTGAGTCATGATCATAATTTGTGCCGTGGGCGGCAGCAGACTTAATAGTCCCGGTCGTAGCAGTCACAGACGTTGCCGACTGCTTGCTCAACAGGCGATTGCTAAGAGAGACAAACGATCTACGATGTTGATTTAAGAAATCAATATCATGCTCGGTATATTTTGCACGCTGAGAAATTGGTGTCAGCCGCTTCAGGCTCAAGTAAATGACTGGGTGCGTTGCATTTCTACTGGTGTTTTTTTCGTCACCGGCCAGCGTATTCCCGCGAACTATTGGGCGCGGCTTATTTCTGTCTTTTGAGTCGTATAGGCGAAGGTTGAGGTCTGCTTGGGACGAGGTATAGCCATCATAGATGGTTACTGTTGTATCCATCGAATCGGGCTGATCAAATTTTTTTGAAAGCCTGAAGTGCTCGGAAACTCGTGACTCAAATTTACTCCCTGTAAGGGTCGTATAGTTAAGGCTGTCCCCGGTTGTGTAATCCGTTTCGAAGCTAAATACTTGGGCGGCTATCCCTAGGATTGAAGATTTTGATGTGCCGTTTTTACCGCATAATAGGGTGATTCTTTCCCCTAGCGGAATGGTCAGGTCCTGCAATCCCCTAAATTTGGCGATAGAGATTTTTTCGACTTGCGTGCCACGCGCAGAGCGTGATTTTTTGGCCCCAGCCATGCGCTTACGTCCTTGATAGAATTTTTTATGTACAGTAATGGAGGTGCTTGGGATGGTCGCCTGTTATTAGTATTCGCTAGGAAGCATGCCTCTTAGAAAATATCGCTCATCCACTGCTTTCATACTAATTTCGTGCTTTGGACCAGAGTCACCCCAGGCTTGGATTTAGTCTTTATCCTGGCGGACCACTTGGATTAGTCTGGCAATCCTTCCCACGTTCACCTCCTCCTCATACCCCACCAACCGATCCTCCCCAGCCCGGCGGATCCTCACTCTGGCACCTCGCAAGGTGTCTTTACCCGGACAATTAGCCCCAGGTGGGTTTCCTCTGCATATCCGGCAAGCCTTTCCTCGGCGTCCTGAAAGGACCGGCACATCCTCAGTACGGCTTGAGCATCTGGGTCATTCCCGGACAGGCTGATGCGCTCAGCAATCCGTTTCAGCTCGACGGCTGACCACTTGAGGTCAGATGCAAGGCCTTGAAGGTCGCGGTGGAGTTCTTGGTTGGGCTTGGTTAGGGGCATGGCTACAAGTCTCCGCCACGCCAAATGACCTGGCCGATGATCCGGTGCTCGTTGGCATCGCTGCGCGAGAAGAATCGATCCGGGTAATCGTTCTTGTCTTCGTTGTCGCTCCGAATGGTCCAGCCACCAAAAGCTGTCCTCACCAGGCGCTTTACAATGGCCTTGTCGCCGTGAGCCAGCACGAATACATGGCCATCAATTGGATCAACCCTGGATCTATCAACAAGCAGCACGTCCCTATCGCTGATCGTTGGCCACATGCTCTCACCTTCGGCATAAATCACGATCAGGTTCTTCGGGTTAGCCCCTTTAACTCGCAGCCATTCGCGCTTGAAGGCGAGGGTGGCGCGCACCTCGACATGTGGGTTTTCGCTACCCAGTCCCGCCGCCGCTTTGGCGTCGTACTGCGGAATGAATGCATAGCGGTCATCAAGCGAGCGCTCTGCTTCGTCGCCGCCAGGGAAGGGCGTGTTGGCCGCTTCTCTGGCAGTTGGATTATCCGAGTCTGTCTCCTGAGATGGCGCCAATGAGCCGCTGATGCTCTCAATCTGCTCGGCAAGGGTAGGGCTGAAGGCCGATACCGGAACCTGAAGCATTCTGGCGAAAACAGCCGCAGCCTTCATGCTCAGAGCTGTGCGGCCATTCATGAAGTGACTTACTGCGCCCTGGGTAACTCCGTCGCCAAGCTCGTTTGCGATTTTGTCCTGGGTTAGCCCAAGCAGGCTCTTCTTCTCTTGGAAGAGGGCTTTCAGGCGGGCACTGTCCTCCAGCTGCCAATCGGCAAGCGGAAGCTTTCGAGATTTTGTAGTCATGCTCGAATGGTATTACCCCCGGTATTCAGCAATCCAATAGCTCCGGTATTGACTGCGAACAATACCGGCGGTCATACTGGCTGCGTAGAACCACTGTTGAGGACGTCGCAATGCGTCGAATCCCGCTTTCCGAATTCGCAAAAGAGCACGGTCATACCAAGGCCGCGCAGATGCTCGGCTGCACGCAGGGAGCCTTGAGCAAGGCCATTCGCGTAGGTCGAGACGTTTACGTGACCGTTGAAGAAGACGGAACCCTGTCTGCCCAGGAGCAGCGCCCGTTCCCTTCCCAAAAGTCCGCCGCCTAACCATTTTTCAATCACAAGGAAATCCCTGAATGCATCTGGACCCCGCCAACAAACGCAGCGAAGTAATCAAATCGCGCTGGAAGCCTGAAGAGGTCAGGAAGCTGCGCATGGAAGCCCGCATGGCGGGAATGCAGCTCGCCACCTACGTGCACGAACTTGCCAACCTCGGCCGACGCCTGGGCGCCGCTGACCTGCTCCGGGAAATGAACGGTGTTGGTGAGCAGGATAAAACGGCCTGAAGCCCCTATGGAGGGCCTATGCCTGAAACCACCTTCGAATTGTTGCCAATCGAGGTGAAGGCTGAGGTTCGACAGCTGGCTGCCGACCTTGGCTGGAGCCTGGATAGATCGACGGATGAGTACTTGGAGATGAGTCGCTCGCTCGCGATCCAGGAGCAATTGAGACAAATGCGACATAAGGCCCCCGTGTTGGGGCTGGTAGGGCACAAAAAGGGCCTCGATGTTCCCTGATTGTGGAAAGACAGAGGCCCTCTTTCGGGCTTCTAGCAGGCACAAAAAAGCCGGGATTGCGCCCCGGCTCTCTGCAATACAAAACTCTGTAGGGGAATTATGCATATGCAGACCCAAAGTGTACAGGCCCTGCCCAGGCCCGCGCCACAAAATGCGAACCACGATTTCGTGGCGCGCACGATGTCTTCGCGTGAAATCGCTGACTTGGTAGAGGCTCGCCACAACGATGTGGTGGCCACCATCGAGCGTCTTTTCTCAAAAAACCTTTTGCGATCAAGTCGTAAAAGCCGCCGTGAAGCCACAGGCGGGCGCCCGATCGAAGTCTACGACCTGATCGAGCGCGATACCCACTTGGTGGTGGCTGGTTACAGCGATGAGCACCGGGCCAGGGTAATCGACCGCTGGCAGGAGCTCGAAGCGAAGGTTGCTCCGCAGGCTCCCGCCGACCTCAGCAAGCTGGAAATCCTCCAGATGGCCCTGGAGTCGGAGAAGGCCCGCGTGCTGCTCACCGTCCAGGTAGAGGCCCAGGCCAAGAAGATCGACCACCTGGAGAACCTGTTCAAGGAGGGCATGAGCCCGGTTCAGTTCTGCAAGGGCCTTAATGGGGTCAATGTAATGCAGGTGAACGCTTTCCTTTGGGCCAAAAACTGGCTCTATGCCGAAGGCAAGGACGGTAGGCCAAGCACCCGCTGGCGCGTCGGCTCCTACGCCCGCGACAAGTACATGACCGAGCACCAGCAGGAAATCACCCCGCACGGGAAAGAGGCGTTCATCAGCTACACGCCGATCCTGCTGCGCAAGGGCGCGGTGCGCCTCTACGAGCTGTACCTGGCCGGCGAGCTGCCCATGAAGAAGAACTGGGACGGCCTGCACACCCACGATAAGGCAGTGCGGGGTGCAGCATGAGCTCGCCGAACTGGAATGAAGCTCCTCAAGACGCGCAGTACGCGCGTAATTGGCTGGGCAAATGGCACTGGTTCAAGCGCCACCCGACGCTCAAGAACATGTGGCAAAAATTCGACAGTGGCAAGTGGTGGCTCACCTCCATGGACAACTGCACGTTCATATCTCTGGAGATCCGCCCATGACCGATATGGACGAAGTAAACGTCAGCCTGCCGTACGAACTGGTCATGATCGACGAGGCGTCTCGCCGCGAGTTCTACGCATCGGTTCAAGCCTTGCTGGCTGCGATCAACCAGACCAAGACCGATCACTCAGCCTTGTGGTTCAAGTTCCTTGCCACGGAGCGTGAGCGTGACAACTGGAAAGCCTACTCGGGAAATCAAGCCGAGAAGATCGAGGCCCTGGCCAAGACCCATGTGCTCTACACCTGGCTGCGCAAGAAGTGCGACGAGCCGAGCAATGACGTTGTGGCCGTGCACATGAATATCGGGCACGACTGGGTGAAGGTCACCGACCTCGACCGCGATCTGCGCACCCTGATCGACAGGGAGGAGCCGTAATGTCCAACGACATCCCGCGTCAATTCAAGGGCGTCTGGATCCCTGCTGAGGTCTGGCTCGATCACTCCCTGTCGATCACCGAGAAGGTGATGATGGTAGAGATCGGCAGCCTGCAAGACCCTGTGCGCGGCTGCTACGCCAGCAACAGCCACTTCGCCAGGTTCTTCGGCCTGTCGAGTTCCCGCGTGTCCGAGATCATCAGTGCTCTGTCGGCCAAGGGCCTTTTGCGGGTCGAACTGATCCGCGACGGTCGCCAAGTCGTAGAGCGCCGCGTGCGCCTCACGAACCTATTCGGAAAGCCGAATACCTATTCGGAAAACACGGCGACCCTATTCGGAAAAGGCGGTGACCCCTATTCGGAAAAGGCGGAGGAGAGTAATACAAAGAGCAACAGTACAAATGAGGGTGAGCGCGCGGCCGCCAAGGCGTCCTCGACCGCTTCGCGCAAGGCTTCGAAGTTCGACCCTCTGACTGCCTGCCCCGCCAACGTCACCCCATCCGTATGGGCCGACTGGTGCCAGCACCGCCGCGAGATCGGCAAGCGCCTGACCAAGACCACCTGTAACCGCCAAACCAAGACCTTGGCCGGCCACCACGCACCCGACGCCGTGATCAACCAGTCGATCAGCAACGGCTGGACCGGCCTGTTCCCGGAGAAGGTGCTGCCAGGTTCCCAGCAGGGCCAACGCCGCACCGGTCCTAACTTCAGCGACACCAGCTGGGCTGATGACCTGGGGGGCTTATGAGCGCACAACCAAAGCTGAGAAGCGTCACGCAGATCATGGCCACGGCTCGCAACCTGCCGGCAGAGATGCAGGCGCCGACCAAGCAGCTCGACCCGGGCACCACCGAAGTGGTCAACGCCCTGTTCAAGGAGCTGCAGGCCATCTTCCCGGCGTGGAAGCAGGCCTGGCCGGATGACGAGGCCCTGAAGGCAGCCAAGCGCAGTTGGATCAAGTCATTCGTTGCTGCGGGCATCAACACGCTCGAGCAGATCCGCTTCGGCATCCAGAAGTGCCGGGTGCTGGGTACCGACTTCGCTCCGAGCAGCGGCAAGTTCATCAAGCTCTGCCGGCCGACCCCGGAAGAGATGGGCATTCCGCCGCTTGCGCGGGCCCTGGCAGAGGCGCTGGAGAATTTCCATCCCAGCAGGGCAGGTTCCCGCACCTGGTCGCACGCAGCGGTGCGCCACGCGGCCCTGCAGTGCGAAGCGCAGAACCTGGGATCGATGGAGGTGGAGCGGGCCGAGAAGGTATTCGCCCGGGCCTATGACATCACGATCCGCATGCTGGTCGCCGGCGAGCCACTGGGCGACATCGCCACCGGC